GCACACTTCAATATGACTTATCCAACTGCAGATTTAGTGAGAATGATGCTGAAGAACCATCCTTTCTACGCGGGTCCGGCGAAACCACGGATTTTTGAGGAAGGTGAATACGAACACCCATGGTATGAACATGCCAAGGAACCACCAAAATTAAATAAACCAGTGCCACCTAGCGAGGAGGCAAAAAAGAAAGCCAAATTTAAAGACAAGACATATAAGTGGATGAAGAAATGACTCTTGTATTTGACCTTGAAACCAATGGTCTTCTACATGATGTAACACGCATTCATTGTCTAGCGATATATGACTCTACTACTGACACAGTAGAAACTTACAACGATGAAAAGAATAACAAATACTCCATTAATGAGGGACTTAACAAGTTACTTGTTGCTGACACGATTGTTGGTCATAACATTATTGGTTTTGATATCCCGTGTATTAGCAAACTATATAACTATTTCACTCCCCGTAATAGTATTGTTGACACTCTTCTTTTATCACGTCTATACCACCCAAATATCTATGACATAGACCATAAGCATAAGTGGAGACATATGCCACTTCAACTCTATGGGAGACATAGTTTGGAAAGTTACGGGTATAGGCTCTCTGAATACAAGGGAGAGTTTGGCAAGACGAGTGACTGGAGTGAGTGGAGTCAAGAGATGGAGGATTACTGCGCTCAAGACGTTGTAGTAACTAAAAAATTATGCGACCACTTTCACCCCTACCTGACTGGGTTGCGTTAGAGCACTCAGTCGCACAAATACTTACACAACAGGAGATACATGGATGGTACTTTGATGAACGCGCTGCATGGGAACTTGAATCTTCTCTCCGAAAGGAGCTTGAGGAACTTAGTCAAGTACTACGCAACAGGCACCCTTTCGTCGCAGGATCACTCTTTACTCCTAAACGAAATAACAGAACGCAAGGCTATGTTGAAGGCTGCGAGATACAACGATTAAAAGAACTAAACCCTACATCAAGAGACCATATCGCATGGATTCTGACATCTCATTATGGATGGACACCCTCATCAATAAGCTCGAACGGCAAGCCCGTAGTAGACGAAATCATTCTCAAGGACATTGGGACGGATATTGCTCTGAATTTTCTCCGCTGCCTGGAACTGAAGAAGGCTATCGGGATGATGTCAGAAGGCGTGAACGCATGGCTCAAGCTATGTACGACATCTAGTCGAATCCATCACAGCTGTTCAGTTGCCACAAATACATTTAGATGTTCACACAGAAAACCAAATTTAGCCCAAGTACCAGCAGATGAAAAATTTAGGAAATTATTTAAGGCATCCCCTCACATGGTTATGTGCGGTGCTGACCTTAGCGGCATTGAGCTTAGAGTACTATCCCATTATCTTGCGAAATATGATGATGGACGCTATGCCGACATCCTTATCAACGGAGACATTCACCAAGTCAATGCCGACAAAATTGGAATTACCAGACGTGATGTCAAAACCGTAACGTATGCATTTTTATATGGAGCAGGCGATGCAAAGATCGGATTATCAGTTGATAAACAACTATCACCAAATAAGGCAAGAGCTAAAGGAAAAGAGGTACGTGCAGCGTTCATTGCCGCCATCCCTGGATTATCAGAGCTGTTATCGGCTGTTAAGAAGCGGTCTTCTACAGGCTCGATCATGGCTATCGACGGAAGAAAGCTTTTAGTAGATAGTCAACATAAAGCTCTTAATTATTTACTTCAGTGTTCAGCTGGAGTTATTGCAAAAAGATGGTTACAAATCACCCATGACCATATCAAAGAAATGGATTTATGCTGCAATCAGCTCGCTTTTATTCATGACGAGTTGCAGTATGAATGCAAACCAGAACATGTTGATGATCTCAAATCTCTTCTTGTTCTTTCCGCTGCTGAAAGCGGCGAATATTACAACCTCAGAGTACCAATAGCAGCTGAAGCAAAATCAGGAGCTAGCTGGGCTGAGGTCCACTAACTTATGAAATTATTAATTGATGCAGACTTCACAGTATATAAATGTTGTGCAGCTGCAGAAACAGAAATTGACTTTGGAGATGACGTTATTGTAGTTACTTCTAAATTCTCAGAGGCTTATGCCTGTGTGATGAGGGAGATAAAAAAGATACAACGCCACTTCGGGTCATTCGATGACATTATCTTGTTCTTCAGTAGCCCTGATAATTTTCGGAAAAAAATTCAAGCCGATTATAAAGGTCATCGAAATAGAAAAAAGCCATGTGCCTATAAACGTGTCATCAACAAACTCAAGACTGAGTTTGAGGTAATCACCATGCCTACCCTTGAGGCTGATGATGCTATGGGTATCTACGCAACACAAAACCCTGGAAATATTATTGTCAGCCCAGACAAGGACATGAGACAAATACCTGGGATGTTATACAACCTTGATGAATCTTTCACAATCATCAAATCTGAAGGTGCTAAATGGCATCTAATTCAGAGTGCAGCTGGAGATAATACTGATGGTTATGCTGGAATTCCAGGAGTCGGTATTAAAAGAGCTACACAGATGTTTGAAGAAAAGGGTTGGAGTTGGAAAACTCTACGAGATGCCTTCAAAGAGAAAGGTTTATCAGAAGATATTGCCTTAATGAATGCACGACTAGCTAAGATCTTAACTACAGAAGATTATGACCACGAAAAAAGGGAACCCATACTCTGGAATCCCTCAGCCGATTACTGCATTAACAGTTGAGCAAGATTTAAAGCTACGACTTTTAAAAGATGGGATAAACAATCCAGAAACAGATATAGAAGACATTAAAACCGTCTTCTTAGCACTACAAAAACAAAACTTTGTACTGATTAATAGCTTAACCAACTTAATAGCGAAATGGCCGAAACCACCAATGACCATGGACCTAAATACTACAGACGTGGATCCATCCAAGTCTGGGATTTTGTTCGTGATCAAGAACTCAACTTCCACTTAGGAAACGTAATTAAATATGTCTGCAGAGCAGGTCATAAGTTTGACGATATAGACGACCTAGAAAAAGCAATCCACTACTTAAAGAATGAAGTCGAATTTAGAACAAGCCAAAGAGTTCAGGAATGCATTCGGAGTGAACAACTCGAAAGCTTTGAACGTCCGGACTATGCAACGGAATTTGATCGTTGAAGAGTTTAAAGAATTTTTAGAGGCAGAGGGAATGCTTTTTAGAGAAAGCCTTGTCCTGCATGAGGAAGCTATTAAAGAACTCAGTGATCTTGTATATGTCTGCTATCAATACGCAGCAAATATGGGATGGGATTTAGACGAGGCTCTACGTCGAGTCCATGAAAGCAATATGTCGAAATTAGATGAAGGCGGTAAGCCTATCTATAGAGAAGACGGAAAAGTATTAAAGAGCAAAAACTACAAACCACCTACATTAACTGATCTCGTCTAATGACAAGTTTAATATCTCGAACTGGAAGAGTTCAAAACTGGATTGATGATCCAGAATCACGTCTACCCGTATCATGCACTGTCTTCGTTGTAGAAGACTCAATGGAGGGTCCAAATGGAATCGAGGCATCGTGGAGATTCGTCAGCCACGCTCTCAGATATGGAGCTGGCGTTGCTGTCCATCTATCTAAGCTCAGAGCCAAAGGAAGTGAAAACGGAAAAGGTCTTACAGCTTCTGGACCAGTATCGTTTGGCAAAATCTATTCAACCTTAAATGAAATAATCCGGAGGGGCGGACATTATAAGAATGGAGCGTGTGTTTTACATTTGGATCTCGATCATCCTGATATCATTGACTTCATTACTACTCCTAGATCTGAACTCCCGTGGGTCAAAAGATGTGTCAACATTAACGACGAGAAGTGGAAGAACGCTAATTCAGTGACTCGAGAAGCAGTGATATATGGCATCAGGTCAGGTGACATATGGTTAAATAAAACTAAGTACGATAAAAATGGAAAAAGAATCAGAGGCAATGTATGCCTTGAGGTTTACCTGCCATCACGAGGAACTTGCCTCCTCCAACACGTTAATCTCGGTGCCTGTAAAATCACCGACGTGTCAAAGGGTTTTGTTGAGGGTATGCGAAGTTTGTGCGACCTCCATAGCAAAACAGGCATTGGAGGTTCTGGAGAATATCTCCCCTCAGAGACCGACAGGCAGGTTGGACTTGGATGCCTTGGGTTAGCTAACCTACTCAGGCAAAATAACGTCACCTACGAACAGTTTGGTGATGCATTACAAGCAGTTAATGATGGCATACCTGGACTAGGTATAGCTGGATTATTAGCTGCAGAATTTTATAAAGGCATTCAGAGTGCGGCTGAAGTTGCTAGAGAATATAAAATGGAGAGAGCATTTGCTATAGCTCCTACCGCAAGCTGTTCATATCGCAGTAAAGATTTAGAAGGCTTTACTTGCACACCAGAGATCGCACCTCCTATAGCTCGGAGTGTTGATCGTGACTCTGGTACATTTGGTGTACAAACATATAACTATGGTGATGTAGAAATCGCCTCAGAGGTTGGTTGGGATGCTTATAAAAAAGTAGCTGATCAATTGATGTATATGTTTAACCATACAGGGCTTCTTCACGGATACAGCTTCAACTCATGGAGTGATGTTGTAACCTACGACGAACAGTTCGTTGAAGAGTGGCTAGATAGTCCCCAAACTTCACTTTATTATTCCTTACAGGTAATGGGTGACGTTCAGGATAAGTCCAGTGCATATGCAGCACTTGATGAAGAGGATGTACAAGATTACTTGCAAGGGATTCTAAACAACGAACCCCAATGCGATTGTCAAGAATGAACCCATATGAAAAGTTACTCAATAGAAAGAGAACCTGGACACCAGTCCAAACAACAGCTGGAAAGCTTAAAGAGGGAGCAGAAGAAACCATCTACCGTGCTCTCGCAATACGCCACATGGAGTTACCAGTTGGCGAGTTTATTGCAGAATCACTTGAAAAAGAGGTTCCCGAATCTGCTCGTAAACTCCTCGAATCAAACGTCAAG